CCCAGGGTGAATCCCCCGAAGAGGATAAGAAGCCCGTTAAGCGCAGCTCCCGCAGCTCCGCCAAGTCCTAGAGTGAAAGTGCCCCGCTATGCCATTGCCATTACAGCTGACTAAGGATGATGTGTACGCCCGTTTCGACGGCGACCCCATCACCCGCTCCGACGCTGCAATAGAGAGCGCGTTGAAAGACGCCTTCGTTCGCCTCAAGGGCGCGTGCCCGAAGGTGAAGGCAATGCTTAGCGGGGCTATTCCCGTCGATGAGGACTATCTAGACCTCATAAAAACTGTGGTCTTGGACGCTGCCATTCGCTACCTGCGAGACGACCGTTCCGGCCTCAAGTCGGAGGAAGAGTCCGCGTACAACTACGTGAAGGACTTGACCGCCGTGTCGTCGAACATCTGGTTCCTGGCGAATGAGCTTGAGTATCTGGGGTGCAAGAAGCGCGCTAAGATCGGGACTCTCACCCTCGGCACTGACAGGCGAATGTTGGCCCCCGTCTCGAACGGCTGGGCACGTCCTGTACCTACCCCTCGCCGGGGGTGGTGAGGTGACATTATTCACTCACCCTAAGCACGTCGTCACCGTCTACCCTGCCATTTCTACGGTGGGAGAAGATGGTGGCGAAGTGCTGACATGGGGCGATCCGGTAGAGGTGAAGGGGAACATGCAGCCGTTGGCGAATGATAACCTGAACCGAACCGCCGCCGTCCGTGAGGAGTACTACGGAACGACCGTCTCCAACGCCTACAGGTTCTCATGCCGGGCGGGCGATTGGGTCTACCCGCTGAACTCCCTCGTCGTGTGGCGGCCCAACCGATACCTGGCCCCGCAGAACCGAGACACGCCAGCGGGTAAGAATCCTGAGGCGGCGCAGGTGTTCTACGCTAACGCCCGTCACGTGGATTTTAGGATGTCGCCTCGGACTCAGCATACGGTGGTGGCACTAGCCCGTGGGAACGACGTACACAGGGAATTTTTAGATGGGAAAATCTAGGACTATCAACGGCATTGAGCTGTACTCGGATAATGCTCAGCACGCAGCCTCTATGATTTCGCGCCACGGCTGGTCTTTAGACCACGTGGCGCACGAAATTGAAGAGGACGCGAAGCGCTCCGCCATGCCGTACCGGAAGTCCACAACGGATTCGTATGTGGACCATTTCGGGGTGACGAAGCAACTGTACACCGGACGGCAGCGCGACCCGCAGCACCCGGTGTACGACCGTATCGTCTACAACGACGACCCGGCGGCACACATTATCGAACTCGGTATTGTTCAGAACGTGTTGCAGTTCCGTGACGGGCGCGAGCAGCGGGTTACCGAGCTGCAGCGCGGGCACTTTTTCCTGGTAGGGGCTGCTGCAAAGGCAGTTTCCATATCAGGTGGGCGTCGCCCTGTTCCAGCCCCTCGCCGCTCCGGCTGGGATGACCGTACCGCGAACGCTTACGTGGACACTACGGGCGCTTCTGGTGGGCGTCACAGTACTGCGGCTCAGGCTGCGTCCGTCAGGAAGAAGGGGTAGTACATGAACCCGTCGAAGTGGATTCAGGCTGTTCTCTCCGAAGCCTTCCCGAAGCGAGTTTTCAAGGATGTAGTGGTGAGTATGCCCAACTGGTGGGTGCAGCACCACATCACCTGGAACTCGGTTACGGGCGTGGACTGGGAAAACACTATGGACGATGTGCGAATCAACGTGCAGCTGCGCGTTGTAGCCCCGAACTCCGATAAGGCGTACTCGGTCTCCCGTCAAGCGATCAAGACACTGCGCGCTGCAGCTGATGCTTCCCGCGTAGTGGACAACGTTAAAATTAAAGCGTTCGATGTTATTCAACTCCCTGTCGAAAACTTCAAGCTCACGGCCGTAAAGGGCGTCATGGATGCTCAGGTGGACAGCATGGTTACCATGTCTTTTTACGAATCGTGGGGAGAAGATTAGAGAATCTACGTAGAAAGGCGCTAATAACATGGCTGGACTTCACGCCAAGTATGACGCTACTACCGTAGTTCCTGTGAACTACGGTACCGTTTTGGTCGGTAAGAAGCTCACCGCAGCTATTCCCGACGTTAGCAAAATCAACCTCAAGGACGCCGATACTTTCGGCGCTGACTGGACCCCCGTCGGCCTGACCTCGAAGGAAACTCTTCCTGCGCTCTCGGTTGAGGGCGGCGAGACTAAGACCCTGGATACTTGGGAGCTTTCCTCGGTGGATGTTTCCACCACTGCTCAGGTGCTCGGCTTTAGCTTCTCCGTTGTGGGTCTGACGAAGGAAGCGCTACAGGCTGCCTACGGCGGCAATATCAGCGATACCGTGAACAACACCTACGACGCTGCTAAGAAGCTACAGTGGATTAGCAGCGAGATTGTGACCGTCGAAGCTCCGGTGATTATTCTTGCTGGTGGTAGCGGTAAGCAGTTCGCTTACTTCATCCCCCGCGCGAAGCTCTCCGCTGACGGCTTCGGCGAGATTTCCGACGGTCAGCTGTACGCTATCAAGATGAAGGGTACCGCTCTGGCACCTTCGCCCGAGCAGTCCAAGGCTGGGTACAACCACCCGATCGGCTTCATTCACCCCGAAGCTAAGGGTCAGGCAGCCGCAGGTGGTGCTCCGGCTGGTCCCGGCGGCCAGGTAGGCCCCTAAGTCAAACCCCTGAATCGGGTATAATGATGGACGGTAGCAAACGCTACCGTCCATCTTTTTATGGAGGTTTATACCGTGGCAACCGCATCCAAATCCAAGGCCGCTAAGGCGGAGACTGTATCCACTAACGCTGTGGATGTGCTGGCGGACGACGACTTTGATTCAGTCCCCGTCCAGGAACTCCCCGGCTACCAGTACCTTCTCCCGATTGAGAAGCTAAGCTCGGAGCATTTCTTCATTGCCGCCTCTGCTATGCAGAAGATGCACATGGAGCTTGAGAAGGCAGACGGTGACGACGAGTACGCGCTGCTGGGCATTGAAACGTCTGCCCGCGCCGTGCGTATCCTCACCTCTAAATTCGTAGACCCTGAGAAGTTCAAGCAGTGGCAGGAGTACGACGTTCTGTCCAACGCTAACGACATTATGGTTCTCGCCCTGCGCTACCTCACCGAAGTGGGAAAAGGCGGGGAGTCCTAGAGTTTTTCAAGAAGCACCCGGACGCGGCGGCGGATTTCGTAGCACTGTACGGGATTGATCCGTACCTGGAATATGGCCGCCGCGAGCCTACCCTCATGATTGCCCTCGTCGAGCGGCTGGGGTTTGAGGAGCGGAGCCTGTATCGGCACCGTAGCGTAGGCAAGATAGCCGATGAATGGTTTGGCTACGACCGTCTAGAGATGGTCTTGAAAAACATCAGCGACCAGCTGCAGAGTTTCACGCTGATGTACCTTAGTGCTAATACGAAGAAGTCTTCGGACGTACCAGATTTCAAGGCTTACCCTTCACCTTTTGAGAAGAAGCCGGACGCAGAGCTTTCTCTCGCCGATAAAATGGAACAGATGCTACTTGCAATGGGCCATGACCCGCAAGAGTACAATTTCCAAGGGTAAGTTTTTGAAAGGTTGTGTATCATGGCGCTCGGTTTTGAAGCCGGTAAAGTCTATGTTCGTGTCGTTCCCGATGCGTCAGACTTTAACGAAAAGCTTCGTCGCCCCCTTCGACGTGCGAAGGAGGAAGCCGAGCGCCTGATGCATATCCAGGTGGTGCCGGAGCTAGACCGCACCGCCCTGAACCGCGTCAAGGCGCAGCTGCGCGGCCTGGATGCGACCGCCCACGTCAAGGTGAAGGCGGATACTGACAAGCTCAAGGAAGAGCTGCGGAAAGCCTCTGACGCTCCCGAGGTAAAAGTTGAGCCTGTGCTCGATGCGCAGAAACTCAAGGAGCGTATCAAGCACGCTACCCATGACGACGAACCCACCGTAAAGATTAAACCCGAGCTGGACAAGTCTCTCTTCGACCAGCAGTTTAAGCAGCTCAACGATTCGTTGAAGTTCGACGGCAAGTCGATGCGGTTCAACCCGGAGTTTCTGACCCGCGCCCGCGAGGAGTGGGCGGGGACTTCTGAACGTATTCATGAACTTGTTGGTAAGAACATTGACGACGTTCACCGTCTGCAGCGCGAGACGGGCGAAGCCCTGCGTAACGCTATTCGCGATTATGAGAACATGATTGCCCGTTCTCACGCGCCCCGTGGACGTGGGAATGACTTCGACCACGAAGCTGAGAACGTCCGTCGCGTGAATCAAGAGCTGGAGCGGCAGAACTCCCTCACCGGCAGGTTGCTCAACCTGAACCGGCGTCTCTCCCAAGACCGCACGTCGCGTTCGTGGGACCGCGCTAACACCCGGCATGTCGAAGACCAGGTGAAGGCCCTCGAAAACCTCAAGAAGAAGCTGGGCGAGATTGAGGGTGCACAGAAACTCTTCAACCGCCGCTCTAGCGCCTTGAAGGATTTGAAGTTCGATAACGGCGCGAAGAGCATGACGCGCTTCAAGTCCGAGATGGAGCGTGCAAACGATGCGCTGCGCCGCCAGCAGCGCCTTCTAGAGAAGCTTGCCAACGAACACCGCAACGCTGGCGGCGTGCTCATGGCCCGTAAGTTCGCCGAACAGGCGGAGCGGATCGGCAAGCAGCTAGAATATGCCGAGCGTAAGCAGAAGCTCTTCAATAAGGCTGCTGCAGAGGCGTTCAAGGGGAACTTCTCCGATGAACCGTTCTCGCGCCTGAACCGTTCCCAGGACGACGCTCTGCGCAAGTTGCGCGAGAACATAGACCAGGCGAAGCGTCTGCGCCGGGAGCTGAGCCACGCCTACTTCGACGCTGCAACTGAGGGCAACGACGAACACGCACGTGCGTTCCAGAACCAGTCTCGTAAGGTGACTGATGCGCTCAAGCAGATGCGCCGCGAATACGACCAGCTGGCCGAGATTCGGCGTAAGCTCACAGATACCTCCGTCGCGGACAAGCTGAAAGCTGACTTCGACGTGTCACACCTGCGCGATTCGGTGCGCCGTCTCAAACAAGAGATTGAGAACAGCGACACCGGCAAGGTGCGACTGCGCACTGAACTAGACACTGAGCGCGCCCGTCAGCTCTTAGACCGGCTACGCAACCGTGAGATTACCCGCACACTTCGTATGGAAGTGGACGTGGACACGCAGCGCGCTGAACAGAGGTTGAACGATCTGGAGGAGGACCGCGAGACTACCATCAATGCGGACGCTGACACAGGCCGCGCCCGGTACAAGCTGGCGAAGCTGACACGTCCCCGTCACGTGCTCATTATTCCCAAGATTGATAAGGTTGCCACTGCGAAGGTTCTGACCGTCCTCGCGGCGCTCTCTGGTGCCCGCGCCACCTGGGAGTTCACGAAGAACTTCACTGACTTCGTGAAGGACTTGGATAAGAATCTGACGCAGCTCATTAAACTGGCGGCTGTGATTTCCACCGTCACGGCGGGCATTACCTCGCTGACCGGCCATGTCTTCGCTCTCGGCCAGTCGTTGCTGGGCATCTTCCCCTCCGTCTTGGCGCTTCCTGGCATCTTTACCGGCATAGGCATTGCGGCTCTGACGACAGGCTTCGCCTTGAAGCAGTGGAAAGACCGCATGAAGGACGTGGACGACCGACTCAAGGCAGCCCAGGATAGGGCGTCCGATCGGTTCTGGGAGAAGTTCGAGGGTCCGATTCGGCACCTTGTAGATACCCTGTACCCGCAGTGGGATGCTGCGATTCAGCGTATTGGTACCCACATGGGCCAGTTCTTCGCCAACGCAACAACCGCAGCTGAGCGGTACCTAGCTACCGGCGGGTTTGATTCCATCTTCAATGCGGTAGCAGAGGGCCTTGACCGCATGGGCGCAGGTATGGACCCGTTCATTGAGGGGCTGCTGCGGTTCATTGATATTGGCGCGCAGTTCTTCCCCCGTTTCGGCGACTGGTTCACGGACATGGCGAACCGGTTCAACGACTGGACGCAGAAAGCCGACGTGGCCGGAGCTATCGATAAGGGCATTTTCGCGCTCAAAGAGTTCTGGCGTGCTGGTGTTGCAGCGTGGGGTATCCTCGCGGAGATTGCGAAGGCTGCCACCGAGGCTGGTTCGGCCACCGTTACGACGTTCGCTGACATGCTGGAGCGTATGCGTAACGGGCTGGCAACCTTTGAGTCCCAGTGGACGATGACCACCCTCTTCCGAGGGGCGAACGAAGCGCTGCTCGCCCTCGGCCCGTCGTTCGACTATATCGGCAAAGCCCTGTACAACACGGCGGAGACGATTACCGTCGTCATGAAGGGTATCTCCGAGATTATCAACTCGTGGGTCAAGCTCATTACCGAAGCTGTATCGTCCCTTGACGCACAGGCTGGGATTCAGAAAGCCGTTGAGGGCGTGTCTAAGGGTATGGAGGAGTTGTCGAAGCACTCCGCCCCGCTCGGTGTGATTATTGGCGCGCTCGGCAAGGTCATTGGCGTGCTCGGCGAGACTATCCTCCCGCTGTTCGGCACCGCGCTTGAGGTGCTGGCCCCGATGTTCGAGAACCTGGGCAAGGCCGCAGAGGCGGTAATCCCCGTCTTGGGCACCTGGTTCAGGGACGCCATTACCTGGCTGCATGAAAACGTCGGCCCGCTGGTAGAGCAGTTCTCTCAGTGGGTGCAAGAGAACCCTGAGCTGGCGTCGTCCATATTGGTTATCGCCGGTGCTATCGCAGCCGTTATCGCTGTTATCGGCCCTGTCATTACGTCGATCGGCGGTTTCGTCGGTGGTCTCGTCGGGCTGTTCGAGGGCGCGGGCGCAGTCATTGCGGCATTCGGCGCTGAGGGTGCACTAGCCGGGGCTGCTTCGGCAGCCGGTGCTGCAGCAGGTCCTATCGCTATCGTCATTGCGGCTATCCTCGCTATCGCGGGCGCTTTCGTGTACGTGTACAACACGTCCGAGGAGTTCCGTAGGGGCATTGAGGATATGCTCTCGAAGATTGACGAGATAGCCCGTCCCATTGTTGATACGTTCAACAACGACCTCCGCCCCGCCCTGGAGGATTTCGGTAAGTCAGTTCAGAACGCTTTCAAATCTATTGCCGATTCGCTGCAGCCGTGGTTTGAGATTGTTATTGCCGTCGTCAATGGCGTTTTGACAGTGCTCAAGCCAGTGGTGGAGTTCATCTCTGCGGTCTTCGGTCCCGTTATCGGGGAAGCTATTCGCGGTTTGGGGCTTGCCTTCGAGTTGGTTTTTGGGGCTATCGGGAACGTTATCTACACCGCCGGACAGGCTATTAAAACAGGATTCAAACTGATAACCGGGGATACCCAAGGTGCTTTTGACGAGGTTCGGAAGATAGGTCAGCGGTGGGAGCGCTGGTGGAATGAGCTGTGGCCCCGCATGGCGAAATTCTTGACGGATATTCTCGACAAAATGATTGAGTCAGGCGTCGAAGCGTTCGGACGCCTGACCGGCCAGCCCCGAGAAAAAATTGAGGAGTTTAAGAACTTCGCCAAGCAAGCCTTCAAGCAAATGGTTGAGGCCATTATTAAGTGGATGGGTGAGCTTCCGGGCGCTGCTACTAACAGCCTCAACAGCATGGTAAGTTCTATGAGGAACTTCAACCTCCAGGCTGCAGGTCAGGCGCTTATCAACGGATTCTTCAATGGTATCTTGTCCGCGTTCAACGGCGGCCTTAATAAGGTAGCGGGTAAAATGAGCCGTTTGCGCGGCCTGTTCCCCCACTCCCCCGCGAAGTGGGGGCCGTTCTCCGGATCAGGCTACACCACCCACTCCGGCAAGGCGCTAATGCGCGACTTTGCGGCGGGCATGGCGTCCGAAGAGGCGCGTGTGACCGAGACGGCTGCCCGGTCGCTGAGCAAGGCCAAGGACGCTTTCGATAACGTGCACCTCTCCGGCGGGTACGACACTTCCGCCGTGGTGCAGCAGCGCACCGAAGTTAGCTTGGCCGACGGGAAGATTGAGCTGGCGAACAACCTTGGCGAGGCGGTAGTGGACGCTCTGCGCAGCGGGGTAGAATTGAAGCTGGACCCGCGCACCAATACAGCCGTAATGTGGATGAATGAGACAGGGGCGCGCGAGACACGAAGGAGCTTTTAGTGGACGCTAAACCACTGCCTAAATTCGACGTGGACGGGCTGCCATATGACGCAGCCTTTCTGCAGTCGGACATGAACTCAGTGTTCCCGATCGCGTTTTCCGGCGAGGTGCAAATGAGCTACGATAAAGAGCCGTTTGCGGAGTTTGTCTCCGACCGTGGGGTGCGCACTCTCGCGTTGCGAGGGCGTGCTCCCCGTACCTGGTCGGTCTCGTTCGAGTTGCCGTGGGATTACGCGGTCATTCCTCAGAACCTCGTTGTGAATCAGGAACACCCGTTCTACTTCACCTCTGCCTTCGCGCGCCGAAACAACGTGGCCCCACCCTACGGGGAAATGAACGACGTGTTCGTAGGCTCAGCCGCCAAGAACGCGCCGCTGGCGGTCAATTACGAAGACTTCCAAGAATCGGGTATGCGCGCATGGGGGCCAACCTCTCTGCGCACCTTCACCCGATACGACCCCAAGATGATCTACGGGCCGGAGTTCTTCGCCGTCCTGGGAGCGACAATGCGTTTCCGTGGATGGATTGAGGGCGGCCAGGCCGCCATTGTGGGCCTTGACGGGAACGGGAACGAAGTGTGGAAGTCCCCCACCATCTCCGGCGGGAACGCCCTAACCGAGGGGGTTTCCGACCCCTTCGTTATCCCCCGAGATAAAGGTATCGCCGCTCTGCGCGACTGGTATTCTACTGAGGTGCGTTCCTTCGCCCCGACGCAGGTGTGGTACGGGGCGCACCTACCACCGATTGCCGAGCGCATGGGTGGGTGGGTGCGCATGAGCGGTTTCCAACGGTCGGAAAAACCCCGTGGGGCAAACCCGCTCTGCAGCGTGTCGTTCTCCCTCAAGGAAGTAGGATAAGTGGCAAACATTATCAAGGCTAAATCGTGGGAGCGCTTGCTCTGGAAGGGTAAAGAGCTTCCCGTCGCTAACGTGCAGGTCAAGCACGGGTTTTACGGTACCCACTCGAAGGTCTCCCCCGGCTCGTGGGAGCCTCTGTCCGCGACGGCGGATATTCTGATTGACCCCTCCGACCCTCGCGGATTCTCCCCGTACAACGGAACGTACCCGCACAACGGGGACGAAGTACAGCTGGAGCTTCACAAGTACCGTGGCCCTTCCGACCCCGGCGGGCGCGTCAAAATGAAACTGCTAGTGGACAACATCAAATTCACCAGCAAAGGCATTTCCATCTCACTTGTCCAGCGCGTGGACGGCTTCACTCGCCATATCCACGTGGACCCCCTGGTAGAGAAAATGAACCGCTACTACGGGTGGCTCGGGGATAAGCAATACCAGTTCTTCGGTACTGATGGGGAGTTCCGCCAGGTAACCCCCAGCTACCTCTACCATTTCTTCTGCGCGCTTCGCGCCGGAGGGTACTCCCCCGTCCCTCCGACACTGCCGACATGTCAGCTTGACCTCCCGTTGCAGTGGACCACCTGGACGAATCAGTGGGATAACCCGTACTACATTGACGACCCGGCATATACGGCACGGCTGATTGGGTGCACCACGGAAGATTTGGCGAAGAATATAGGCTGGTTAAAGCCGAAAGACTCTCAAGCTATATCGTCGATTGGCTTCTCAGGAACCGTTATCCGTTCAAGGGCCACCGCCGACCAATGGGGGCCGTCCATGTCGAACAAGTATGGGGTATGCTACCTGACGAACGGGTTTGTGACGATCGGGCGAACTCAGCTGGACGACAGGCAGTACGCTCGCGGGGCTTACGCACGGACGGACTTGTTCATGTCGTTCATGATGACCCGTCTTGGTACGCAGCGTAACCCTGAGGCCGCGTACCAGATGCGTTTCACAACCACTAAAGGCCACGGTTTGCATGTCGTCTTCACCGGCCAGGAGCAATTCTCTATTGACTACGTGACCTACGCAGACCATATGCCGGGCAAGGCGCATGACTCTGAGCAGCGCCTCATGACGGTGGACCTTTCCAGCAAGGCTCACCTGATTGACGAGACTATTGTCACGATGCGAACCGACGGGCGGAAGTTGTACGTGAATATCGGCAAGCTTCACTCCGGCGTGTACGACATGCCGGGGGAGCTAAACTCCCAGTCCGACCCGCTCATTTCCTACCTTAGTCTCTGGCTCAAGGACTACCAGAAGGTCAATAGCTGGGGCTTCGCAGGTTTTCAGGTGAGCGGTATTCCGAACAATGCGGAAGCGCGCGCCTTGTTCCTGGAGCATATCAAGGACTACCACCTGTACTACCCGACAGGGCGGATTTACTACTCTAGTAAGAACCCGAACACGTGGGCTTCTTCTCTAGCGTCGTTACGTGACAAGTCCGCCGGTGAGTTGCTGAACGAGATGTGTGACGCTCTCGGGTATTCGTGGCACATCACCCCGTCAGGGCAAGCTCTCATTATGGCCTCTGCCGACCTGCCGCAGAATGGTGACTTGGACAGTAGCGTAGCTGCGAAGACCGGCATAGGATGGGCGGGCCTAATTCGTCCAGGGGACGTAGGTAACTACTCTATCTCTACCGAACTTACGAAGTCAGTCTCAAGTATCAAGTTCTCGTACTCAGAGGTTGCCTACCAGTACTCGCAGAGGACTCAGTTAGATGTCTACGTGGGCGGCGGAACTATGGCGAAGACTGATACAAAGGAAGTGTTCGTTGCCCCAGACGACCACACCGAATGGTTCGACGTGGACGATACGCTGGAAGACCAGTCTACTCACGGGTACGCTTGGTTGGGGGAGCGTAACGGCTCGTTCATGGGTGGTTCGTATATCCTGATGCGAACTCGTAACGATAAGCAGCCCTTCTACCAGAACGGCCCTACGACCCTTGACGTGCTGCACGCAGCAGATGTGGTGACAGAGGTAAACCGCTTGAACCCGTACACCCTTAAATTGACAACGAAATTTAAGGATTGGCGCGGGCCGACGTATGCCGGGACTGATGGCGTGGTGACCGACGTATTGAAGGAAGAAATTCAGCTCACCTCTTCCCACGTCGATTTCCGCGACCCGAAGGCGCAATTCCACGACATTAACTGGTACTCGAACACCCCGAACCGCTGGACGCAAGACCTCCCCGTCGTGCGGGCGCGCGGTATCATGAAGCGATCCGATGCGTCTGTGGTTACGCATGGTGGTAGTGCACACGCCCCTGAGTTGCAGGTCGACGGCACGAAATGGATTGATTCGCCGGGGCGGGCTAAGTACATCTCCGAGGAGATAGCAAAGCGTGTGTTCGACCCGAACCCCAGCTTCGGGGATATTGAGGTTGAGTACGATACGAAGTACGTTCTCGGCTCCGTGGTGCAGGTGCAGGGCATGAACCCGAACGGCAGTTCTAACGCCTTCGGTACCATCCTCAACGGGGTTATCGTGGCATTCACACACTCCCCGGCGAGCAACACCACCAACCTTACGTTGTGGATTTACGACTTCGTGAAGGTGAACAAGACGTGGGGTGAGCTGGAGTCTGACAACACCTCCGGCAAGAAGACCTGGCAAGCTGAGGAAGAGACTCGCCAACGTCAGGGCGTCACCTGGACACGGGCCGAGGCCAACCCAACACTTTAGGAGCATTCATGGGTACTACCCGCGCATGGAAAATCTACTACGACGAACTGACCGACATAGCTAAAGGTCGCACGCAAGCCTTCAAACAGGCGAACTCGGTAGAGTCTGCCCTGTCTCTGTTGTGGGGCCAGGCAGTAGACCAGACGATAGCGAAAGTGAAGGACGCTACCGCAGCGACCGACCAAAAGATTAGCGCGCTCAATTCGTCTCTGACGAATGCCGTAACCAACGCCAAGAACGAAGCGCTGCGCGCGGTGGGCGTGCTCCGCAACCAGGTAGAGTCGCGCCTGTCTCAGCTTGAGCGTGACGTGCCCGCCCAGCGTACAGAGCTACGGGCACACGCACAGTCTCTTGTTGAGACGGCGCGAGACGCGGTAACGGATTATGTCAATGAGCGAACCGCGACGCTGTACAAGCCGGAGAATCAATGGGTGGTGTTCTCCGGCACGTCGATTGACTCGAAGCTGACGGCCCCGACGTACCGTCCGTGGGTGTGGGTGGTGAATGCTACCGCTTCCGGCCAGGTTCTCGGTACCTCAGTTGAGGCGGGCGGCGTGTATATTGTCTTCCTCACAGACAAGACGAGCGGGAAAGTTGTTCGCGTAGATAAATAGGCGCTCCGTAAAATAGGCTAGAGAGAATCCTCTAGCCTATTTTTGTATAAGGAGTCCTTATGTCGGACCAGGATAAATTGTACGCTCGCCAACCTCCCGCACCTGGAGCAGGTGGACTGTCCGAGCCTGAGGTCAAGGCCCTCATTCAGGAAGAACTCAAGAAGAATCCAGCCGCACCCGGCGGGGGTCTGTCACGCGAAGACGTGCAGCAGATTGCCGACGCCGCCGCTAAGGCCGCAGTGCGCGCTATCCCCCCGACCACCCCCGGCGTGTCCCGCACCGAAGCCGAAACTATTGCTGCTGCAGCTGCACAGAAAGCGGTGGCTTCCATCCCTCCGGTCACCCCCGGAATTAGTGAATCCCGTGCCGAGCAGATTGCCCAGCAGACGGCCCAGCGGATTGTTGAAGCGCAGCCTAAACCTGCCCCCGGCGTGACGGAGGACCGTGTTACTGAGATTGTGAAGGGCGAGATTGCCAAGGTTCCGTCCCCTGATGCGGGTCTGAATGCAACTCAGGTGCAGCAGATCGTAGACCAGGCCATTCAGAAGCTACCCCCGGCACCTACGCCCGGCGTTAGTGAGGAACAGGCGCGCCAGATTGTCCAGGCAGCCATTGCCAACCTGCCGTCCGGGGTTACTGAGTCTCAGGTTCAGACGGCTATTCAGTCCGCACTCGCACAGATTCAGCCGGGCACCTCAGAGGAGAAGGTACGCGAGATTGTGACCGCCGAGATTGCTAAGGTTCCTCGCGTTACGGTTACCGATAACAACGACGGAACGATAACTATCTCTACCCCCGAGGAGTAAATATGGCTCAGGCAACTACCCTCGCCGTCAATCTGGGAAAGCTCTCCGGCACGGGCGACTCTGCGGTGTGGGCTTCTGTACAGCCCCGGCTAGAGTCTTACATTCAGCAAGAGCTGGCGAAGCTGCCGACCCCCTCCCAGCCGGGTATCTCGCAAGAGAAGGCTGAGGAGATTGTGCGCAACGCTATTCAGGCGCTCAACCTGCCGTCGTCCTTCCTGACAGAGAACCGGGTGAACGAGCTGGTGCAGACGGCTATCAACGCCCTGCCGACTCCGGCCCCAGGCATTACTGAGCAGCGGGTAACGGAGCTTATCAATCAGGCCGTGGGCCGTCTCCCTGCCCCCGGCACGAGTGAAGAGCGTGCTAAGCAGCTTATCGCAGATGCTCTTGAAGAGCTGAAAAAGAGCGGCGTTGCAGGTCCCCGAGGTGAGCGCGGCGAGCCGGGCGCTCCCGGTGCACCTGGCGCTCCAGGCACCCCCGGCAAGGACGCGGACATGGATACGGTTCGGGCCTTCATCACCTCCGAGGTGCAGCGCCTCATGCCGCAGCCCTCCGGCGTGGACGAAGCTAAGGCGAAGTCTCTGATTGACGAAGCCCTCGCCAAGCTGCCGAGGCAGTCCGCCTTCCACACCTCGGCGCGCTCTGTGAACGTTCTGCAGGAACCCTACAGTGCAGACCCGACCGGCCAGCTTGACTCTACCGACGCTATCCAGCGCGCTATCCTCGACGTGAACAACCTCGGCGGCGGCGCAGTGTTCATCCCCGCTGGCGTGTACTTGGTGAGCTTCCCCTTCATTGAACTCAAGGGCATGGTCTTCGTCTACGGTGAGGGCAGCGGCACTCAGATTGTGGCGACGACCTCCAAGGCGATTAACCAGAAAACGGGCGTGTTCCGTACCGGAACCTGGAACAACCGCGCGCAAGACCCCTCGCTACTGCGCTTCGGCGTGAACAACCTGTGGATCAAGTCCCGGCGTGCCGGGTACCAGCACCAGAACTTCATCCCGAACTTGTGCGGCGTGCTGTTCAACACCGACCTTGGCTCCGGCCCTGCCGACCCTGACGCGGTGCCTTCGTGTAACTTCCTTGAGATTTGGGGCATGGAGACTGGAGCGGCCTTCCTCGGCACGGACGACCAGGCGATGAAGGTGTTCTCCCTCAAGGTGCGCAATGCCGGACAGGCTGGTCTAGTTGTCGGTAAGCCGGACGGGCACCCTGAGGGTACCGGCGGCGCAGCGGATAACAAGTTCTACGGCGCTGATATTGGCGGCAGCAACAAGAGCATGGACGGCTACGCCGGTATCGAGGTCTACACGTCCCAGACCAAGTTCGTAGGTTCAACGTCTTGGTACACCGCTGGCAATGCGACCTTCGCGCAGCTCTACGCCCAACCGTCAGGCGGGCGCGGGGTAGATGTTCGCGCCGGTTCCCCTCAGTCGGCTAACCGTGCAGGTCAGAAAGGCGGCGCTGGCTGGTTCATCAAGGCAACCAAGTGCACCTTCTCGGCGTGTGAAGCACAAGAGAACGGCGGCCACGGCTGGATTGTCGCCTATGGCGATAACCTGCTGGACGGGTGCCGGGGCGAGTCTTCCAGCTATGGAGACACGGCCAAGGGCGAAGCTGGGAGCAATTCCGCTGCTGACTTCTACGTCTGCAACACGGGTGCTGAGGGCACGGTACTGCTGGGCTGCACCTCGCGCAGCGCGCGTAAAGGCTCCGGCGGGGCACGATGGAGCTTCTACATTGAATCGTGGTTCAAGGGCCTCACCCTCCAGGGCTGCGTCTCGATGGACGTGTCTGTACCCGCTGAGGCGACTGGCCTGTCCGTCCCCGTCCGGGTGAAAGACCCGCAGGGTCCCGGCGTGTACATCCAGGTCGGCCCGTACCGGGTAACGACCTACACCTACACGCCGCAGGTTGTAGACCTGCAGCCGAAGACCGGAGTAAAGCCGTATGGCGACTCTCCCGGCGAGCGGAACTACCTCATGTACAGCCCGCTCTACTGCAACGGCCAGATTCACATTGAGGCGCTGCTAGAGGAGCCTTTCGTAGACGGCGGCATCCTGTTCTCCCTGCCCGCAAGTGCACCCACTCCCATTCGTACCGTGAAGTCCGTGGTAGAGGGCATGTCCATCTACATGAACGCTGGTTCTCGGGACGTGCTGGTCTGGGGCATGGGCGGACGTTCCAACGTAAAAGTAATTACCGATTTGGTAGGTTTCTTCGCAAACTAGCTTTTCGTAGCAGCCCCAAACAATTCTTAGGAGGGAATTATTAGTACGAACACCCCGAAAATGGACGCTCAGGGGCGATTCTCGGGCGCTCCCTTAGAGCACATTAAACAGCTTATCAAGGAGGAACTAGCGGCCAACCCACCACAACCACCCGCCAAGCTACCACATCAGAAATTCATTCTTGAATGGGTAGCACGCAGCACTACAACCGTAGCCGGTAACGGGAACAACGGCGACCACCGCCACTTCCTGGACTACGACCCGAATACCAAGATCGGGATTATCCACCTAGATTTTACAGTGCCCGCCGGGAAGACGGCGAAGGATACTCTGTTCACTCTGCCGGAAAAAGCCCCCTCCCCCGTCCCGGTACCCGCTTCGTTGATTGAGCTTCAATCAGTCACGCCTAGCACTACGGGCGGCGGGGGTATCTGGATGGATAAGGGCAGCCGAAAGGTACAGACCGACGCAATTACCGCGCCGGGCAGGTATATTCTGAACATTGTCGGATTCTTTGAGGTGCCTAATGTCTGATGCTCGTATGCCCGTAATCAACAGTGAAAAGAACCTGACGGGGGTGGGGCGTGCTGCGGTACAGGAAGTATTTACTGCTAATCTCCCCTCCCTTCGTAGCGAATTGGATCAGCGCATTGAAGAGCGGGCTGCACGTATTGAAGTGCGGCAGCCCGACTTCGGGTTTGTGAACGGCAAGCGGTACTACAGCCCTATCACGTACACCTGGCCGGACTACTACAACGGCGACAACTCCCAATGGAGTAAGTTTCTCAAGTTCGGAAACTCCCTGGGGATTGTTATCCTCAACCGCGCTTCCGGCGAGTGGCTTGTCAAGCGGCCTGATACAGACTTCGCTACCCAAGCGAACCTGGCAATGGCTGCCGGTGCTAAACGAATCGCGTTCTATATCAAGACTCGGTACGGGGCTAATGCGCCGGAAGCTGACGAGTCTTACCGGGAACGTGTAAAAAACATGCTCGGCGTGCCGGGGGAAGCGGTTACCCGGTTCACAGAACAGTTCATCTTAGACTCGGTGACCGCCGTGTACCAAGACTACTCCGAGGTGTTCTCGAAAGGTCGCGGGGCTATCTTCCTGGACGAAGTTGTGAACGGCTGGGATGAACAGCAGCAGAAAATCATCCCGTTTTATCAACAGCTTTATCGCAAGATAAAGAACATTGTCGGTAACGACGTGCCGATTATCATCAACCCAGGCTCGAACACGCGCAAGGAAATGATGGAAGCGTGCGATATTGTATGCACCTGGGAGTCTAGCGCGGAGCGGTACTTGGACCCTGCAACGCAGAACATTCACCCCGACCACTACAGGGACTTCCCGTCATGGCGATTCTGGCACGTGGTGCACGGCGTGACCGAAGAGAATATAGAAAAGGTATTCGATAAGCTGGACTCCCTGAACATTGGGCACGCCTACGTGACCGATCGGGTGTTCAATATAGGTGCAGGGTCGGAGGATTCCCCGGAAGGGAACCCTTACGATAAAGCGCCGTCAGCGTTTGTCGAGACGAAGGTTCGTTCCTGGACGAACGGCATTCTCCCTCTGGAGAACCGCCTTGCCGCAGTGGAAGCGGCGTTGAAGAAACTACAAGCTAAGGAAGCTTAAATGACTGAGATTACCCTTGGCCCGGTGTGGCTTGTGGCAGCTAAACCCGGAGAGACTAAACCGCCAGCGCTGGCTGCGGACGAAGCTAAGAAGCGCGGGTACTACCTGCACTACGGCGACACGGCCCCGCAAGAGCCGACAGTAGACGGTCTCCCCGTTGTGTGGGTGCAGGGCGTACCGCAAGACCTTATCCCCGTTGTGCCGCAGATTCCGGCCTTCAATCTGGCACACCGTAAGGTGGCTATCCCCGACAACCAAGTGGGCGTGCAGTACTACCTCAACGGCAAGGCTGTTGAGCCGGGTATCCACACTGTGCCCGGCGAGGGGTTTACGCACTTCCGCGTGAGCGCCGAACCGAAGGCGGGCTACATTACCACGGGGAAGTACGAATGGATTCGCACCATTGCTTCTGTCCAAGGCCGTGAGCTGTGGGTATCGGAGAAGCCGTCTCTGCGTCCAGCGGGGCAAGAATTGAATCCGCCCGTTGAGGGGTCTACCGGCACGGATTCTAAAGGTTTCGGTGCAGGTGCTAAACGCGCCGGCGTTCAGATGAATAACGGCTTTGGCGGATACGGCACCGCAACGTTCTACCAGCTTGGCGCGGGGTGGATAAAAGCAGGGAACGAAACAGAGTGGAAGCACGCTTCCTGGATAGTCTCAGACCACGGAACACTGGTCGAGCAGCATCCCAACGCGATTACTCTTTTCTTCCCATTCACCCGGAACCTGACGATTGAGTTCGACCTGGTTCCTGCTCCGGAGAATCTGCGGAAGAACGTTCTGTTCTGGATCGGTCACCTTGATAGCCGGAAGATGTACATGGCGGACATAGGCATGTACCTCGTCTCGCTCTCCGGCAAGGACGGTACGAAAGAGACTCGGGACGTACCGTTCAAGGACCGCGCCGGTACCTGGAAGCTGGAGTTCGTGAACGATGTCTACACCATCACCGCCCCGAACGGCTGGAGCGCGACGCAGGATTTCTCCCACGTGGACGGGGAACTGTCGCAAGGTCTTATCGGTATGCGCCTGGATACAAAGAACGAATGCGCAGGTCTTCGCATCTACAAACGCCGCGACGAAGGGGTAGACAATGCCCAGTAAACTCGTCAAAGACGGCAAGGTTCAAGCCCTCCGCCCGAAGACGTACAAGAACGGGCAGTGGGAGAAGGCAGCAGCCCCCGCCCAGCCCGCGCTGGTTGTCGATGCGTTCCACCCTGACCGTTCTATCCTGCAGAACACCATCTGGACTCAGCGAGTGGACGACCCGAACCTGCCGCTAGACTCCCGCAGCGCCCAGAAAGCGCAATGGATGTGGGATAACACCCCAGACCCGTTCGGTGCCCGGTGGCAGGATGGTATCGGCAGTGGCTCGTTCGGCTCCAAGACCAGCTTCAACACCTCCAAGTTCGGCACTGAACCTATCGCTGCATATGTCGTAGACTCTACCCACCCTGACGTTGAGTATGCGTGGATGGAGTGCTCACGCGACGGCATGTCTACCATTTCCTGGGATAGGACTCCAACCCCCGAGGGCTTACGCGCCCAGGTGAACGTCAAGAAAATTCTGGGCGGGCGCATCCCCCTGCCTAAAGGTGCGCTACCTGCGCCCAGGGGCGATAAGGGCATGAGTCTATACGACATTGGCACCGGCGTGTGGCGCGAGTATTTCAACGCCGAAGGCCCCATCCCTGGCAAGACCGGCCCGAACGGCGAGCCGTACTACACCGCTTCCGTTGGGGGGTGGAGCACCAACCCGCCGGGGCGGGACATTTCGTCTACGAACTTTGCGACGCAAACCCAAACCGGCCAGTCAGCAATTGCCTGTATGCACAACTCGCTCGGCTTCATCCACCCGGACGAAATTCGTCGGGGTGTTATTGAACACGCTCTGGCGTTCACGTTCGGGGCGGTGGCGTGTGAGTCGGTGACCCGAAACGCCGAGGGGAAAGTCATAGCCAAGCACGCTACCCCGTCATGGCCCGCAGCTGGTTCAGATGCAAAAGCCCCGCCGGAGCACTGGCCCAATTCCCCCCACCACGGCCAATGGGGCCGGGTACGCGCAGACGTAGACCCTTGGTACAACCCGCGTACCAAGGCCCCGTACAACCCTCTCACCCGCATGATTATCGTGGCGGCGCAAAAGTACGGCCTGGTCGGTACGGACACGAACGCATGGTGCCATGCGTTCAACGGGCACACCGGCGTGGCGGACATGTTAGCTCATGGAACAACAGAGGACCCGTGGACGAACGGTGGTGAGCTGGCACGAATCCTCAACAAGGGTGAACCCGGCAGGGCATTCGACGTGAGCGATTTCCCGTGGGATAAAACCGAATGGTTCCCGGTGGACTGGCGCAGGCCGGATATTGACTTCTACGTCCGGCGCGGTACCTATGACCCTTACGTGAAAGAGGGCAAATTATAATAGGTTTGCATAATATTCACCGAGCGTAAAGAGTAGATATGGAGTTCCCTAAGACAGGCAACCCGCACGTCGATTGGTGGATAACTATCCTTGTCGGGGTCTTCATAACGATTGCGGTCGTCGCGCGCATCACGTCCAGTTTCTCTTCGGACTTAAAGGGCGTCAAAGATAAACTGATGATTATTGGACACGATGCGAAAGAGGCGAAGCACCAAGTTAAGAACGACCATGCCTCAAATCTCCGAGACGATGTGGACAATATCACTGCCACTATCTCGGAGATTCGGGACCGTCTGGACCTGCTGCAAAAGGAACAGGCGGTTCAAGGGGAACGGCAAGTGGAAATGAAAGAATCCTTCGATCGGACGTTCCGCGAGCATGAAGAGTTCCGCCGTGACATTGGAGGAATGTGCGGTGAGATTCGGCATGCGCGGGAGCGCTTGGACAACGTTATAATTTCAAGGGATAAGTAAGGAGCGTAAGTGGCGTATAAGTACTACACACACAAAGACGCAACTAATTTCACGCCTTACGCTGAGGTACCGAGGGTCTTCGGATTCCCTCGCGTAATTACCAACGTCACCCTGCATCACTGGGGCGACCCTGAGCAGAACCGCTACCAGACCGCAGCTGGCATTGTGGACTGGTTCTGTGGCGGGGGTGCTCCGACCAGCGCGCATGAGGTTATCTCGGCGGGTGAGGTCTGGTGCATTGTGGACCACATGAACGCAGCGTGGGCCAACGGAAACGCCAAAGGCAATGCTCAAAGCGTTACCCTCGAATGCAACCCTCGCATGTCACGCGAGGACTTCGAGACGGTGGCCGAGCGCGTGGCGGACATTTGGATTATGCATGACCGCATTATCCAGGTGACCGAGCACCGCGACTGGTTTAATACTGCGTGTCCTGGACGATGGAGCAAGACCAACGTCACAGCCCGCGCCATGCAGTACTACGAAGCGAAGCGTGGAAAGAAGACGATGGTTACCACCGTCGCGCAGAAAATTGTAGAGAACAAAAAGGAAGGAACGATCGTGGCCGACGCGATAAGCGACCTGCGGGATACTTGGCTGCCCGGCAAGGAAGGTGTGCGCCACCCCGGCATTAACCACACCGCCCTGATGAACGCCAGCTTACAGGCTCAGCGCATTGCCGATGCTCTGACTCCCGGCCAGGCGAACGTGAAGTTCGAGGGCGAGATTCACGCCTACATGCGTGTGACCCTGGACGAAATTCGCAAGACTAACTCTCTGCTGCAGCAGTTGCTCGATAAGATTACTACCGCTTAGGATATTTCTCATGGATAACAAACGTAAGATCGGCCCGGTAACCACCGGCGCAGGTGTAGGCACCGCCGTTGCTGGCAGCCTCGGCACCATCATTGGTTTCCTCTTCACCCGTGCAGGTATTGAGCTTCCTGCCGAAGTATCGAACGCAATTCTGGTTCTCATCTCTACCCTGGGCACCATCCTTGGCGGCTACCTGGCACGCGGGGAGAAGTTCTCCCTGGCAGAGGCCCTGGGTAGCATCCTACCTGAGGTCTCCCCCGAGGCCCCAAAGCCGGAGGTTTCCCAGGAGCTCCCTGCTAACCATGCAGACTACGCTAAGTATGAGTTCCCCCGCGAGAACGTACAGTAAGGAGATATAATGAACATCTACGGCCCTCACTTTTACCAGATCGCAGCGTGGCTCTTCTCGCTGTTTGGGTAAGTGATATACTGAGTCCCGTCCAGGAATACTGAGGGACAACAAACCCCCGTCAAGACTCACTCATCTTGACGGGGGTTTGCTCTTTATAATAGATATGTCGTCTTGCCACGGCTGCCCCCGGTGCCCACCTCTCGCCGGGGGTTTTCCTATAGCAGGTGGGCGTGATCCTTGAGCCAAACATCATCCAGCGTTTGCACCCGCCGGGACTGTCCGCGAATGTCCAGGAACACAGGTTCGGCGTCGCGCTTCTCCAGCTCTTTGATAATGGAGTCAATCTCCCGTATGGTCCGCTTCATGGCCCGCAGGTCGTCTATGTCTATTGAGTCGCCTGGATGACGGGTGGTTGCGGACATATGCGCACACGCGAAGGTCAGGAGGTTTATCAGCACCGCTGCGTGCAGCCCTGCCGAGAACCCGGCGGGCGTCTCGCAGTTGGTGACTAGCTGCTTCGCGTTGTTGCAGGGAGGTACGGCCTCAGAGAGGGAGCCTGTCAGTTTCTCGAACAGCTTGAACAGCCCGAGCTGCCCCATAGACTTTCGCACTAGCGGGATGTCTCCCACCGTCTTGTACGAACGTCCCATGCAGTCCAGCATCTTACGCAAGTCGTTGATGCCACCCTTGCGGGGGAACCTCCAGGCGTATTTCAACGCACACCCGACCCACATGTGGAAGCTGTGGATGCTCTCGTCTAGCTCAACGCCGTGGATCGGCGCATACCGTTCTGCATTCTCTGCTGCTTCGTGCGTCATAGGAATGCCTTGTGCCTTTCTTCGATGTCTTCGAGGAGCCGCTGCACCTCGTCACGTTTCTTTTCCCACCATTCGGGGGTTATGTCTTCGGGGCGAGTTCGTATGTGGAACAACGCTGCATGGAGTTTCGCCCTCGGCTCGTCATACTCAAGGGCGAGGGGGATTTGGGTTAGCAGACCTATAATGCCTTGCTCCAGACTCTCTAGCTCCATATCGTCGCACCTGCTCCCTGAATGCTTCCGTCATGTGCGCGCATTGTCGCCCCGTAAATAACCGGAGTCCCGAAGGGAGTGTATAGCGGGGCCTCTCGTTTCAGTGCAGAGGAAATGGGGCTGAGACGGGGGGCACCGGATAGAAACTGCTCTAAGAACACCAGCTGCCACGGCCATATCTTCACTGCCTCTTTCCACCTGTCCTCAGGGGTTTTAACAAGAGGTAGTCGTAGGCTTTCCTGGACAGGACGCGCCAGCCACGGAGCGATAAGACGGACGTACTCTTTGACTTCCTTCTTGAAGCGCAGAAGAGCCTTCAACGCCTCTACCTGCACCTTCTTGAGGTATGCGTAGAATTTAATGCAGACCCTAACCACGTCGGGGTTTACTGGTAGTTTCATTATTCTATTCCTTCCGGTAGCGCTTGCAGTAGTAACCCTCTGCGGCAAGCGGCAACCCTTCAGCCCATGACGGGAAGAAGTCTCCGCCCGTCACGCCCATAAGATTCTTCATTCGATCGACGTCTATTCCGCTCTGGCACAACACCTCGTCATGGACGTGTGCGACAGGCTCAGCGCCGTACAGTTCCAGTGTACACAGGGCGTTCGCCAAAACATCTCGCGCCACGGCCTGAGTAACGTTCTCGGAGAGCTTTCCCCCATAGGTGGGGTCTAGCGCCCAGTCCTTTTTGAAGTAGTTTCGGAAGTGGATAATACTCCGCAGCTTGCCGAACTTTTCCATTTGCTTGACCTGCACGTCATGGTAGTGCATGGCTCGGCCTGACGGGAGATGGACTCGTCGGGTGTTCCCGATAGAGTCGATGCTGATGTGGTCGAAGACTTGCCCCGAACCGGCCTTGAAGACCAGCTCTAGCAGCCGCCAGAATGAGACGATGTTAGGGTTGGCGTCTCGCCACGCCCACACCAGCTGCTTGAGTTCGTCGTCGGTACCTTCGCCACCCATTCGGCGAAGAGCGTTCACGCCGCCGCCATAGCCCAAGGCCAGCACAGCGACCTTGCCTTTCTGACGAATCTTGCGCGCCTCTTCGTACTCCAGGTCGAACATACGGGCAGCCGTCTCGATGTAGATGTCTCGGCCCTCGCGGAACGCTTCGAGAACCCACTCTTCCCCGGCCAGCCACGCCAGCACACGGGCCTCAATCGCGCTGTAATCACAGACCGTCAGCGTTCCATCCTCAGGAGCCATGACGGACGCACGGATAAGGGGCTTGAGTTCAGACAGTGACTCGGGGATGTAGTCACCGTTCATGAGCTTGTCCACCCCGGCTTGGGTTTCCTCTTCCCCGCCCAGGGATTCTTTCGGGAGGTTCTGCAGCTGAATCCCACGCCCCGCCCAGCGTCCGGTGTGTGCTCCGAAGTACTGGAAAACGTCCCGCGCGCGGGAGCCTACACCCGCCATGTTCAGCATGGCGTTGAACTTGGCCGCAGAGGACGCTGTGTAGGTCTGACGCAGCGTCAGCAGCTCGCGTACTATCTCCGGCAGGTCTTCCATCTCTAGGAACTGCTTCACCCCGTCAGCGTCTAGCTGAGGTGCGCGCTCGCCGGTGGAATTGAGTTTGTACACTGCACGTTTCGTCATTCCGCCGTTGCTGTTCGGTACCATCTCGTGCCCGTCCGGCGTCAAAACGTCCATGTCAATGAGAAAGTCAATCACCTGCTGGCGGGAACCTGCGTTGTCGATTCCCGTCAAGTCCTCCGCCTTAGCTTTGGCACGCGCCTTAACGATGTCTCCGACGTACACGGCGCGTTCGGCGAGTAGTGTATCTACACGAACCCCCCGGTCGTTAATGAGCTGGTCTACTTCCCACTCACGCTGCGCTTGCTCAGGGAACTCGCCGAAGCGGTTAATCATTTCTAGATGCGCCTCACGCATGGCGGCTACGTCTTGGTCTGCGTAGTCTCCGAACGCTTCCCATGCGATCGGTTCGTCCTCAGGCATAATCTGACGCCCGTCACGCTGTGGCATGGAAAACTTGCGGATAAGGGCTGAACCGGCTGAATCTTTGTTCGATACGCCCAGAGCCTTTGTCATTCCGTCCAGTGAGCGAGGTAGGCCGTAGTACGCCGACATGGCCGCCGTGTCAATGAACCGGGACGGGTGGACGTACTCGCCAGGCTTGCAGTCCTCAATGATGGAGACGATAACACGCTCAAAGTTGGCGTTATGGGCGACCATTTTCTGGCTCTTCGTCACGTTCTTGAGGAAGAACCGTACAATATCGTCCCACCCTTCAAGACGGGTTACGGGGTCCCAGCCGAAGGCGTAGCTCAGTATAATCGGCTCACACAGCGGGTCTTCGCCGTAGCGGTAGGCACCCGTCTTTTGGATCGGGTATGTGCCAAACGTCTCGAAGTCCAAGTATAATAATTCTGACATTGCTCGTCCTTTCCAAGCCCCGGAGATTGCCTTCTCTCCGGGGCTTGTTTCGTGTCAGGGCTTAGAAAACGCTATCGTTATCGTCGTCTTCGGTCACGTCGCCCAGAACGTCGTCAGCTTCCATTTCGAGGTAATCCTCAAGGTCAGAAGCGGTAGAGTTCAGGGCCGGTGCTGCGGTCAGAGGCTCGCCGTCAGCGGTCTTGATAACCACGTCCAGCCAGAAGGCCAGCGCGGTACCGAACTTGGTTGAGACGTAGGGGTTGAGGGTGACAAACCCGTAGTCGCCGGAGGTGACGATTGACTCTGCCTCTTCCTTGCTGACAGGTGATACCTTGCCGCCGATAACCTGCCCGACCTGCGGTGCGTTGTCGTTGGGCTTCTTCGCGTCAGGCATACGACGGGCGGAGAAGGAAAGGGTGTTCTGGTATCCGTCCTTCTCGGCCAGTTCCACAACCTGCTCGGAGTCCTTGATAGTGGTCTTCGCGCCACCCTTTACCTTGCGGATAGTCGCGGCGGCCAGATCGTCGGCGTTGCTCCAGTTCTCGCGCAGCATCTTAGCCAGTTCCTTGTCGATGTTCTTCGAGTCCTCCGCGTACTGAATTGCGTCCATGACGGCGCTCTCCAGTACTTCTACCTGAGTCACCGGCGAGGTTTTGGAGTTGCGAGGAGCGGCCTTCTTGGGGATAATGTCGCCATTGTCCAAGCGGACGTAGTTTGGGGCGGGAGCGTTCTTATCGACGATGATCTGGATACCATACTTGGGTGCGGAGTCCTGGTAGCCGGTGGGGGCGGTAAGAGCGGGGTAGTTGAAACGTACCTTGCCGAGGGTAATTGCCATGATTCTATATTCTTTCTTCTTAAAGGTTTACAGTTTTAGTTTTCGTCGGTAGCGTGGAATACCCCGTACCGTGGGTCTGAGCCGAGTTCCTTGCAGGGAACACCGTCACAGGTTACGTGCTTCATCTCGAAGCCGAACTCTTTGTGCATTGCGTAAAACAGGTCAAGGCTGACTTGGCTCTGTCGGCGCACTGCTTGGTCGAACGTGTGTTCGTATATGCCCAACCGGCGTGAAAGCGAGCGCATGGAGTTTACACCCTGAGTCTGGCGAATGAACTGCTCCAGTTGTTGTCGGTGGATGTAGACTTTCACAACTCTACCCCGTCCAGCACATCTGAAATATCTGCAACGTTCGATTCTGACGGATCGCCAGGCTTTACCTTGGGCGGGCCTTCCTTGACCTCGACGTAGTTCTGGACGATGGATTTATCCAGCTTCTCGCCGAGCAGCTTCTCCATCTGCGAGAGGGTAATCAAGGATTCCTTGACACGAACGAAGTCCTTCTCTTCGTACCCGCCCTCAAGGAGCAGGGCGCGAAGCCCTGGAGTATCGTTCAGCACACGGCGGGAAGAGCCTTTGACAACCTTCACGCCAGGCAGTTGCAGGTTCCCGGCCTTGGCCTGGTCGATAACGTAGGCTTCTAGCTGCTTCATCCAGGCTTCAACCTTCGTCCGGTTCAACACCACGCGGGCGATCTGCTCGGGCGTCAGCTCTTCCACCGTCAAGGCGGTAACGTTCTCTACGATGTTCTCGAAGTCTGAGCTTTCAAACTCTCCGAACGCTTCGTCCAGTATGTGCTGCGCACGTGCAGGGCATATGGGCTTGGCGGGGCACCACTGGCACTGCTTCTCGCCAGGGTCATATTCCCCGATTCCGTCGTCTCCGTCGAGGAACGACTCAAAGACTTTAGCCGCAGGTAACGCAACCTCTTCGCGCCAGGTACGCAGGTTATCCGCGCTAATGCTCCAGCTGCGAACGTTGTCGATGCGGGGCTGTACGATGTGCAGGTGCACCGTCTCGATGTCGTATACCAAATCGTATTCTTCGAGAGCGCCTAGCCCGTAGAGCATCAGCTGGGAGTTTTCCACCGGCGAGACGGGGATTCCCATGCCGTACTTGTAGTCCACAACGTGCAGGTCGGTGCCGGTGATGACAACCGCGTCGGAGGTGCCGAAGCAGTGAGGTATTTTCGGGTCTACCCGAACCTCCAGCGCAACGAATGCGCCTTTGTCGCCCTCCGTCAGGGAGTCGATGAGGTCAATCTGCTGCTGGGCGTACCCTGCCATCGTGGCGTAGGCTTTCGCCCCCTCGTCCAGCAGGTCGTTCAGCAGAGCAACCAGAACCTTACGCTCTGTGTCGTACTCAGCCTTTGACCGCTTGCCAAGCAGCAGCAGGTGCTCATTCTCCAGCACGGCGTGGGCTAGAGTGCCTTCCTCTGCCGCGAACCCTGCTGTATCCTTCACCAGCTCGGGGTGCTTCTCAATCTCTGCGTGAGAGGCGGTGCAGCTTAGCCACCGGCTGGAGCTGGACGGGGAGAGCTTCGCGTGTGCGCGCTCGCCCGGTTTAGTTTCCTTGCTCATTCTCGATCCTCTTGATTTCTGCCTTCATGTGGACAAGCAGGTTCGTGTACTCAGACTGCGGCACGCGGACAAGCTTCTGCACGCCGTAGACGTGAACGATTTTCTCCAGGGCTTCCTTACCCCCGTCCAGGGCGTTCAGCTGTAGCGCTACTTCCCGGATACGCTCGGGGCTGGGGTCCAGCTCCGGCTCGTCCTCGGCAGGTGCCTCAGTCTTTGCCACTGCCTTTGCCTTCGGGGTTGCCTTTGCCCGTGTCTTAGGGGTAGGCTTTGCCGGAGTTTCCGGTGCCGTCTCGGGGGTTTCGGCTGCCTCGGCGGGTGCCTCAGTCTTTGCCACTGCCT